TAGGGGTCGTGCCGAGGTGGACGTTCGTTATACTGGTATCATTTTAGACGACTTTGAATCTGAATTAAACACAAAAACACCCGAAAGACGATCTGAGATTAAGAAATGGGTAGTATCAACGGTGTATCCCGCCCTGGAGGAAAGTCCTGGTAGAGAAGGGTGGATATGGTTAGCGGGTACTATTGTTCACTATGACAGCTTCTTACAGATGACATATGATGGTTTTATGAAATCAAAGGACGATGGCACTACATATTCGTGGGATGTTGTCTTTAAAAGGGCTATTCAAGACGAAAAGCCTATGTGGGCAGAACAATTTCCCCTTTCAAAGCTTAAAAAGAAAAAGAAAGAGTTTATTGAGGCGGGGCTTGTAAACAAGTTTGCTCAGGAATATATGAACGATGCTAGGGATTTAGGCTCCGCAGCGTTTAAAATAGACAGAGTTAAGAACCATAGCTACCAATTTAAGGCAGAAAACAAGTTTTCATACCTAGCGGACAAGGATCATGCAATACCAGTTAACATTTACATTGGCGTTGACCTAGCGGCTACAGCCTCTGAAACCTCAGATTATCAGGTAATTTTGGTAATGGGGATGGATTCTAACCAAAACAGGTATGTTTTAGAGTATTTTAGGGAACGAATACCTACTTTCGACGTACCAAAGAAGATAATAGAACTAACTAAAAAATATCATCCCGTTAGAAGGGTGACGATTGAAACAGTAGCAGCACAGGAAATGGTCAGAGATATGGTCACCAGGATGTCTGCAAAGGAGAGAAGGCTGATGCCAGGGGTATTTAAAGGCGTAAAGCCACCACCTGGGATAAAAAAGCAGGATAGACTTGAAACCTCATTGGGACCAATCATTAACAGTAAGAAGCTTTATATCCGTGAAGACATGACAGAATTGGTCGATGAGATCTTTGAACACCCAAAACCACGAAACGACGACCTAATGGACGCTCTATATTACGCTGATTACTATGCCAGACCACCAAAAAGTAAAAAAATGGACGTTGAAGATTATGAAGAGTCAATTGAGGAAAATATGAGGCGTCCAGTTAAGAAAGTGTACAATTGGATTACAGGTTCTAAATATTAATATTTAAGGTTTGCATATTACGATAATTATGATACATTACACGGGTTTATATTAAATGCCAAGATTCGGAACCAGAAGCAAAAGTAGACTACACACCTGCGATGAGAGGTTACAAGACCTGTTTAAAGAGGTGGTAAAGTCGTTTGATTGCACTGTTTTGGAAGGTCATCGTAGTGAAGAGAAGCAAAACGCTGCGTATAAAAAAGGCAATAGTAAACTTAAATATCCCAAGGGCAAACACAACAAGGTGCCTAGCGTTGCAGTTGATGTGATCCCATACCCAATTGATTGGGAAGACCGAGATAGAATGCATTATTTTGCAGGTTTTGTCTTGGGAATCGCAAAAAAGAGGGGTTTAAAGATCAGATGGGGCGGCGATTGGGACATGGACACACATACCAAAGATAACAAGTTTGATGATTTAGTACATTTTGAAATAAAGGAATGATGAAACCCAGCACAGATACGGTGCCAGCTATGCTGACGCCAGGAGAGTTCGTTATAAGAAAAGACGCTGCCGAGGAAATAGGTCCCGAAAAGCTACATATGCTTAACAACATTGACCGCCTTGGTCAATCTGCGTTACTAGAAAACGCCAGATCTCCAATGGGATATCAAGAAGGTGGAGATGTAAAATCTGGAGGGTTTTTTAGTTTATTTAAAGATAAAGTTGGCGGGTTTTTTGAGCAACAGGGCAAGAATTGGGAGAGAGCCGCTGAAATGGAGGAAAAGATTGGGGTTAGAAATCCATTTTTAAAAACAGCAGAGGAGCAACTAGCTCTACAGGGTAAAAAACAATTAACACCAGAGCCTATCTATAGACCAGAAATTGCCAGCGGTCCCATGGAGGTTGGTAAATCCCCAGAAATGTTAGGAGATGCGTCTTTATATTCTTCCCCAACCGAGCAGGCATATCAAGAAAGCCTACCCGCCCAAGAACAGATAGCAAGAAAGTATGGAATTTTACAAGAAGCTGGTCAACCAACACAACTGGGCGTAAGAAGCCAGGATCCAAAACAACTTTTAGAAAAAACTCTCGCTGGAATAAAAGCTGAGTACACACCAACTGAGCAAGCATATTTAAAAAGTTTACCAGCTATGGATGAAATAGAAAGAAAATATCAAATACAAGAAATTTTAACATCAAAAGCCCCCGATATGGGGATGCGACTAAGCGACTCTTTAGATGTGCACCCAACTATGTTAGCTATGCAAAACCCTGGAAGACCTTATGTTAAGCCAGGGGGTAGTGAGGTTGCGCCTATGTTATCCGATGTTGCAATGCCAAATGACTGGACCAATCAATTCGAGCTACCAGAAACCGTAGAAGATTGGGGACGCGCCCCAGAGGAACCAAGAGTATCTTGGGGAGACCTTTCAGCATATGACAAATTAGGTATGATGTTGATGGGGGAAAACAAATGGGACAACCTTAGAGGTAAGTCCAGAAGAATTATGAGCGGAAAAGAAGGCTCTGCTCAAGGATATGATTATGAAATCCCTGGTGCTCCAACATTTAGGGATGTAATGGGTTTCCAAGAAGGGGGACAAGTTATGCACAATGAAGGAGAAGGGCAGATAAAAGATACGCTGTCTGTATTTGGAGAAAAATCACAAGATGCCGATGGTTTACAAAAATTAGCAGCAGTGGCCGCAATGCAACAAATGCAACGGGCACAACAAGTTCAACAGGCAGTCGGTATGCAAGAGGGTGGAAGCGTTGTTGATATATTAAAACGGGCGATGGCACAGTATGGGCAGCCAGTAGAAGAGGGAATGTACACTCCTCAAGGTGGCAGAACTGAGCTTGGCTACGCAAAAGAGCATGGGTTAACGCCAGAATCTGTTAATATTGATACACTTTCTTTTCGCAACCCTGCGAATTATTTATTTAGAATAAGTGGTGAGAAACCTAGCGGTGAAACCATTACTGGAACAGAAAGGGCGACAGGTGCATTGCCTTTAAAAATGGATGTTGGAGAGGCAATGGGAAAACATTACAAGGACGACCCATTTGGAGAGCTTGATGCCACTATTGCCTTGCAAGAAAGATTAGAAGCTGTGGGTCGACCAGCTAAAGAGGATAGAGAAAAGCAGATGATGATGAAGGCACTTGGAATGAGCGAAACAGAATACGATGCTTTTATGGCGTGGAAAAAGAAAAAGGGCAAACAAGAAGGTGGTTATGTAAATGGATATCAAGGCGGTGGATATATTCCTCAATACCAACAGGGAGGACCTGTTAAACCTCCAATGTCAGGCGGTGAAGAGGGGCCACAACAAGTACCCATGTCTAGTGGACAACAAGCTTATCATAAGCCACCAATGGAACAATTAGGTATGGATCCTTTTGAATATGATTCTTATTTAAGATATGGTCCAGAGATGTATAAATATTTTGCTCAAAAATATAAACCAAAGACCGAATGGACAGTCTATGATTCTCTAGTTGATTCTGGGCAGATTGACCCATACGAGGTTAGTAAAGATAGTATTAACGTCTTAACAGATGATCAATTGAATGAGCTTGTAGATAAAAGCGGAATTCGTCAATAGATGGAAACAGACCCAAGAGCACAACATAATCAGGATCTATATAGGCGCTGGCGTGACGCTAGGTCTGACTGGGATGCTGAAGCTCGAAAAGATATAGATTTTTATTTAGGTAATCATTTTACCTCAGAAGAGTCTGATGAATTAAAGACTCGCAATCAGGCAGATGTGCCGATGGATAGAATTTCTCCAGCAGTTGAGAAATTAAAAGCAACACTAACATCGAGACCGCCAACATTTACCATAACCCCAAGAGAAGATTCAGATGTAAAAATATCAAACGTCTGGAGAACAATCCTTGGATTCGTGTGGGATATCTCGACTGGTGACGCCCACATGAAACAGGCGATACATGATTATGCAATTTCTGGTTTAGGGTATCTTTATGTATATGTTGATACCGAGGCAGATTTCGGGAGGGGCGATGTCAAGTTCACAAATGTTAATCCATTCAGGGTGTATGTCCCACCATCATCGAGAGATCGTTGGTTTGGGGACGCAGAGAGCATCTTATTGTCTACTATATTAACTGGGGAGCAAGTGGTCGCCCTCTATCCCGAATTGGCAATCGAAGAAGATCCAGAAACGGGTGAAGAGATAAAACCAATCATTGACACTGTGTCAGCGTATCGTGAAGAGGATTATCCGAACGCTCAACATAAAAACTCAATGCAGGTGTATACTCCCGCCGAAACTCAACACCTAGATCAGTTTGAGTTTAGAAAATACCAAATTTTAGAAAGATATTATAAGACCAAAGTTCCTTTTTATAGAGTATTAGATACTGGAAGCGGTAAAGAATATGTGTTTAACGAAATGGATATTCAACGCTATATGGAGGAAAATGCAGATATTATAGAGAATGGAGTGGTACAAATAGTAGAGGTTCCACAAAACAGGGTAAAGGTATGTGCAACACTAGGTGAGATTGTATTATATGAATCTGTACTTAATACAGACATTTATCCAATAGTTCCATTGCCCAATGTTTGGACAGAGAGTCCATACCCTAAATCTGATGTATCAAGAGCAAGACCTATGCAAAGGTTACTCAATAAAGTTTGGTCACTTGCACTCTCCCACGCGCAGGCGTCTGCGGGACTAAAGCTATTAGTTCCACTTGGAAGTGTAGAAGATTTAAACCAGCTGGAGAAAGACTGGGCAAACCCAAATGCAGTCATTGAAGTAGACTCATCACAAGGAGAGCCACACTTTCCAGCTCCACAACCACTCGCAGCTGAATTCTACAGATTAATTCAACAATGTGAGTTTTATATAGATTTTATATTTGGTTTACCTGAGATGATGCATGGATTTGCAGAAAAGGCTCCAGAAACCGTCAGAGGAACAGAAAGAATGATGGCGTTAGGGCAGGAAAGACCAAAATCAAAATTAAGAGACATAGAATTTAGCATAAACAGACTTGGTAAAGTCTTGTATAACTATGCAAAAGGGCACTACACATTCCAAAAGATGTTTAGGATTGCCCAACCGAACAATAATTTAAACGAAGCTACAATCAATTTATATGACGATAAAACAGAGCCAATACTTGATATTGCAAAAGATCGTTATAAACTTGATCAGCATGATATAAGAATTGAACCTGGTTCTACATTGCCAACTAGTAAGTGGGCAGAGCTGGGTGTATACCTCGAAGCGTTCCAATTAGGTCTAATTGATAGAATAGAAGTTCTAAAGAAGAATCCAGAAATCTTCGATAAAGAAGGGATACTAGCTAGAATGGATGAGAAACAGCAAATGGTGCAACAAATCCAAGGACTTGAAGGACAGGTACAAGATTTGCAAGGGGACTTGCAAACTGCTAGAAGAGAATCTGTAAGCGATAGAAAGCGTGTTGAAGTTGAAAAAACTAAGACAAGGCTCTCTGAAATCGTTTCAGATGCTAAAGCAGATAGAAGGGTTGAATCCAATAAAATGCAAAATAAGGTAAAGCTCGAAGCAGAGAGATTAAGGCGTGAAGCAGATCGTCTTGGTCAGGCTCTAAAGTCTTAGAGATATCTTAAAGGAGTTTAAGCAAAAATGTCAAATGAATCCGAGTTAATAAAAAACACTGTCGTAGAACAGGATACATCAACAGGACAAGAACCGTATCAGGAATCTGCCACCCCAGGGGTGGAGGTTGCTGAAACAGCACCAGACATGGGGACAGACTGGGAAGGTGAAACTAAAAAGTTCCAATCTATGTATGATAGGTCTCAATCAGAGGTCGATAGGTTGAAAAAGTTGGAACCGATTGGTGATCTTCTTGAGAATCGTCCCG